ACCCACCCGCAACAGTGATAGCTCCGGTCTTTGCACCTTGAACTAATGACGGAATCAAAACCCTACCAACAGCTTTATCTCTTGCCTCCTGATAGTTCATCCCCTCCTCATTTATTAGGCGATTAGTCTCTATCTCCAAATATCTATAATTGTCAGCACCTGCTGTTTGAACACCTACTTCCGTACCCACTATGCCCATAGCCACATAGGGATTTTTACTAAGTAATCCAGCCCCTAATGCGGGAACCATACCCCCCAATGCCACAGAAACCTTTGAGCCGAATCCGTCCCTGTCAGCTTTCTCCTGAGCCTCTTCAAGCATCTCAGCACCAGCAGCCGAAAAGCCCTGTGCTCTCATCTCATACTGCTTCTCAGCTTCAGGCCCGTTGAGCCAACCCTCCAGCTTAGCGGCTGGTCGGGTAATGCCCATAGCGTAAGCATCTAAAGCCGCCTTCTGAAAACCAGCTCTAAAGAGACTGCCGTAATCTTTGATAGCGTCCCAAGCACCACCTTCTCCTTTAGGCTTACCACCAAATGCCTCTTCTGCTGCCCTGTTAAGCTCCTCGTCTGTAGGCTTTTTCTTAAAAGTAAGCAGAAAAGAATTACCCGTTTTAGAGTCTTTTACTTTATATTTAAACATTTGTAGAATTTCTACCTAATTTGCTGAACAGTCCCGTTACCACTACTCAGCGGCCTTGGTGGCCCCATAGGTTGCCCTGTTTGGGGGTCAAGATTGGTCACTGGAGTACCCGCTGCTTTCATTGCCGATTCAGCATCAGCCCTAGCCCCTGCATCGAGGTTACGCCATAAAGAATCTGGGCCTCTTACTATTTGGAAGCCAGCGTGATTGCCTTGTGAGTCAACCATTCTTTGCTTTGCAAATAACGGAACCTTTACCCTTCTGCCGCGACCTGCATCTGCATAAACCATATACTTGTCAGGCAATGGGTCTAGCTGATATGCAGTTGCGCTATGCCAGCCCTCTGCGGTTGCATTATCAGCCCCCTGCTGGTCGAGAGTAGAACTCGATAAAGCAACCGAGAACATTTGTCTTTGTATATCATCTAAGCCATCCATAGCTGTGGTGGCGTCACCCGTTTTGTTGAATTGGAACATAGCATCCGTAACTTTCGTCTTATCTTGAAGAGATTTAATTCGCGAAGCGGCAGTGTTATTTTCTGCAAACGCATCAAGCACACTCCACGGTGCAGGCACGGGAAGACCGGACTTGATTCGGCCAGAAAGCCAACCCATAGCGTTTGGGTTGGCCAACAAGAGCTTGCCTTCCTGTGTCTTCCAAACTTCATTTTCAAGATCGGCAAACCGCTCATACTCTTTGTAAGCGTTATCTGGAATCCGGCCATTTGGGCCAATGATTCTAGCACTTTGAATTGCATCCGCTAACGCACCCTGTGCTATAGATGGTTCTCGCCTATCTAAGCCTCTTAAAATTTCATTTCGATTCCAGACCGCTTCACGGGAAGGGTCTGTCATATCAGGTGTCATCTCTTTAAAATTATCAAAAGTTATATCACCGCCCCCAACTTCCCTAAGAAGCCTGCTGCCTTCGTCCTTAGCATCAACAAACTTCTGGATTTGAGCCTGCTTATTCAGCTCTTGAGAGGCGAAATTTCTATCTATAGCTTGAGGTGTGTACCCCTCTGGCAAAGCTGGCATAACCTCTGGTTCAGGTGCTTTAAAACCAGTAACAGTTTCCATTGCAGCAGTTTTATCCTGTTCGTTATAAAGTTTTTCTTGCGCTCTTTCTAAAGCGGCCACCTTCCTAGCCTCCAGTGCATCATCCTTTATGCTCTGCTTTCTAACTCTTGTCGCCAAGCCAGCCAATCTGGCGGCAGGAAGATTGTCAATATTAACCCCTGTTTGCCACTGTTCTTCCAAAGCAGCATTAGTAAATTTATCCCCAAGCTCGCCTTCTCCTAGCGCAAAAGCATCTTGCCGCCTGCGTCTTTTGCGCTCCTCCTCCTCTTGCTCAGCCCTGCGGCGTGCAAGTATGTTGGGGATTTGGCTTTGCAGGGCTTTCGAAAATTCCTGAATGAACTTTGACATTATTTTTTCCTCAACTATATAGTTAACTATTTACTTAAAAAGGTTGCCAAATCCCTTAGCAGCTCCAGCCGCTCCCAAAACACTTCCAGCAAGTCCACCCAAAGCTCCAGCCGTTGTAGGCTGCTCTGACTGTGTCTTGTAAATGCTGGCCTGCGTTCCGAATACATCCCCAGCAAATCCAGCGGCGTGCTGGCCAGCGTTTGCATTCAAAGTTCCACCACGCTGCATCTGCGGCATAGTAAAGGGTGATGCACCCTGCTGTAGCCCAGACATCATACCACCCTGAGCTGCAATAGGTTGTAAGCCTAAGTAAGACTGTATGTTACCAACGTCCTGCTGTCTGGCCGCAAGCTGCTGCTGGGAGCCAACATTGCGAGCCTGATTAACCTGCTGCACACGCTGGATTGCGTTAGCAAACGATTGCTGGGCGATCATATTAGCTCGGTCAGCTTCGGTTTGACCGCTAGAAAGCAGGCCAAGAGCCTCTCCCCGCCGTCTCTGGCCAAGCTGCATACCACCCTCAAGCTTCGCAATTGCCTCGCGCAACCCTGATCCCGTTCCCAATGCCTGCCCGCGAGCAGCGGCAGCACCTCTGACACCCTGCTCCAATGCTCTCTGCTGGGCAGTTGTTAGCTGCTCGCCCATCATAAGCTGGTCAAGAACCTGCTCTTCAAGAAGCCTACGCATCTCAGCAGTCTGACCAGTGTCAGTCTGCATATCGGGGGCAGTACCAACTTCCTCGTAAGCCGTTCCACCAAGCAGGTCTTCGGCTGTACGATCACCCTCGCGAAGCCTCTTCGCAAAATCCTCACGCAACCCAAACCCTTCTGGGTCTACCTGCTCCATTTGGCTTCTCTGCTCAGCAATAAACTTAGGGCCAAATTGAATTAGGTTGTCTAACTGGGCTTGAGACAGTTGAGGGACTAGGTCGAGCATCCCCTCCATCTCGTTCCTAGTAAGGTCTATATCTCCGAACCCAGTAAAGTCAGCAATGCGTGACTCCCCTGTTTTGGGGTCTTCATACGTGACTTTCTCTCCGAGCCGCGCCGCCGCCTCTATCATTCGGCGTACTGGCAGAGTTTCTATGTCTGCGTAAACTCCCTCACGATTAGCTTCTGCGTAATCTGGGGCCGATGGTGGTGCTGGTGCTGATTTTCCCATTTTACTCTCCTAAAAAACGTCTTTTAATCCTGTTCATATCGACGATAATCGCCCTGTTGTTATATTTATGACGCATCCACGCCATACTTTTTGCAGTCTGAGACCAATCATTCCACAACATCTCATACATTCTATTGATACAGCGCGGAAATCTGCTAACGCAGGCTTCTACATAACAGATGCCGCCTTCGGTATCTTTGTAATGCTCGTGACACTGCTCTTCAGTATCCACGAACCGCACTAAAGTAACGCCAACCAACGCGCCATTAGCTTTAATAGCGTAATATCTGCCATTATTCACAAACCACTGCACCCAATCAAGCAAACGCTCGCGATCCCACTTAGCGCAAAAGTCAAGATTCCCTGAAAGAAAGTCTGCCATTTCCGCTGTGCTTTCTGGGTGGCTCATCGCTCTGGGTTAATGGTCTCTGGGAAGGCTGATGTCTCTACTGAGTGCAAAGAGAGCCGTCCAGAGTCAGTTGCAATCACATACTGAATATCCTCAAACTTGCCCTTGCTCAGCATATTGAACCCCTTAACAAAATGGCGGTCACCATTCCCGATAACCACATCTGACTCCAGCTCTCCGAGGAAAGTCTGAGTAAGGTCATTGCCATCCTCGGTTTCGATCTCGTATCCGTTCTCTTGAAGGATTTGAGCCTCGTAACCATCCATATTTTTCAGGTAAAAGAAGCTAACCTTCTGATCCTTGCTAAGCTCGTTATCTAAATTGAACTCAACCTGATACCCTATTTTCTGAGCATATATTTCCTTAAAGTTATAAGCTCTGGTGACCAGTTCCGTTTCGTAAGGGGTGGTTTGGTCTAGGTAGTAACTTTCAGACTCGCTTTCTAAGTCGATGAAGTTGAGCCAAGTATAAATCTTACCGCTCTGGTCAGCAAACTGAAGGCGAGTCTTGTCGCCAAATCCAGTAACCGTAAAATCATTAGGTTGCCAGCCCGTCCAGAAGCCGCTCCACGCCTTTTGCTCGGTATTATATACATATGTCCGGTTGGGAACCTCGATTCCGTTAGAACAAATCGATATCATATAACGATTGTCATAGTATGCAGAACAGGATTTAGACTCAAACCCTTCAGTCTTCTGCTTTAGTTGGTCATTAATGGGGGCAGAGATCGGGGTGGATACATCGGTCTGTGCTCCTGATTCAATTGTTGATAAGCTGCGAACACCATCGTGCGAAAGGAAAAAGACATCTGAGCCTACGGCTTGCACACTGTTGTGAGCAACGCAGCCAACTCCGTTATTGATTAACTTAATCGGCCAGTCCGAAGCTGACTGTGAAGGGTCTGCCTCAACAACCCATACACTCCTTTGCTTAAACACTAGCAAGTTATAAGAGTACCAAGAAGCTATTGCGGTAATAGGGTCTCCCGTACCATCGCCTACACGAATTGCGCTGGAAATAAGATCAAAGCTTTCTCCGTCGAGTATGTCACTTACATACAAAGTATCGCTGGGAACCGAAGTATCTGCTGATGAGCAGAAAAGCCTGTTAGTGTGTGATGTTAAAAGTTTGGGCTTTAGGGGCGTTTGGGAAATGTTAGCAACGCCAGTTGCTGTTACGCCACCAGTTGGCGCGGCAGAAAAGGTGACGCTTGGCGGCTCGGTTGCAGAATATCCAGACCCGTTATCCGTAAAGGAACACGTTACTATGTTGCCACCAAAACCTAAAAGCGGGCTAGCGGCTGCACCGGAACCTCCGGTTCCAGAAAACGTAGCGGTAGGAACCGTTGTGTACCCAGAACCCTTTTCCGTTATTTTTACACTAGTAATTTTGTTAGCT